ACCCAGTTTGGAATAGACGTTTTATGATGTACCGTATAAACCCAATCAATCATTCTTACAATCATTGCAGGAGCTTCGGTGGATTCAAGAGCGTATTCCTGTCCACTGTCCCAATATAAACCCTCATGACTTAATGTTAAGAATTCAGAGGCAGGTTCCAAAGATTCGGTTACATAAACCTCTTCGGTTTCTTCATAATCTAAATTTGCATAGCGGACGCTCAGGCGTGCTACTTTGTACTCACCGGTGTCATCATGTGATATGATGGGCTCAATGGAAACGTCCCTGCAAAATATGTTCGGTATGTTATCCTCACCGAAATCATACTCGTGAGGCGGATGCAAGATGCTTCCGACAGTGTATCCAATAAGCTCTTTAGCCAAGGTTATGCGGTCACCCCACGCACACTGCAGCATGTCGGTAACCTCTATACTTTGACTGGAGAGCCGCTCTTTTGGATAATCAGGCACTCTATTGTATTCTACTGTAATGTTAGCAGGCATAATTTTAAGGCCCCACTACTCCCACTTCTTTAGCCCAAGCCGACATTGCTTTGATTTCTTTTTCGCTCGTCTCTTTGACCGCACTGGCAACTTTATTGACTGCTATTGTGGTTTCCTTTTCTTGAACGACTAACGGGTCGACCTTCATACCTGATACCATTTGAGACCATGCCTCCCGCAGTCCGGTAATTCCGTAAGTCCCTGCAACTGCAGCAGGAGCTTTAGCAGCCGGAGCAACCACTCCTTCGGCTAAGTCTTTTGCAGCTTGGGCGCTTTTATCGGCGGTCTCAAATTCCTTACGAGTCTGCGCCCACTTTTCCTCCACTTGTCTACCCATTTCATCTACGGCTATTTTGAATTTATCTACGGCGTTCTCAGCTTCAGGTGACAATTTAATATCTTTGGGTAGAGACCGGCTTAAAATATCTGCTGCTTTTTTAATTGCTTCCACCATTATGTCTGCACTTTGTTTAACAGCTGGGGTTATTATTGGCCCGATGGTTTCCGCAGCAAACGCCTCTTTGACGCTCTCCCGAATCCTTCTATACAATTCCTCATCCACGGGAACGGTTGCCACTGTGCCTGGCCCTGCCAGTCTAATCATTGGCCCTCCAGAAGGAGTGGGTACAAATTCCTCCTTAAATACCCCACCGGCTTCTCTATAACGTTTTTTTGTCTCTCTCTCAATATCGCGTTCCTTCCCTCCAAATATTTTCTCACTAATTCCCTTCCAAATTCCCCTACCTATAGCAATTGATATTACAATTGCAGACTTCCCTATGCCTAATAAAACGGCAAGGAAGGCTTCACCAAAATCTTTCAACTTCTGCATTGCTACATCAAAGCAATGCCCTATAACGTCTCCAAGAGCAGAACTTTTCCATAAGTCCACTATGAAATCCCAGACTGCTTTTACGTATCCCCAAATTTTGTCCGCCCATTTACCGACCGCCCAGATAACATTTGTAAGTTTGGCTTCCGTGACAAATCCTGCAAACTTGCTGGCCAGATCTCCGAGTTTATCGATAATCGGTCCTACGAACTCCATTAGAACAGCCGTAGCCACTTCAAGGAGCCTTTCAAAACTGGCAGCTACTCTGCCGATTGCATCCTGATGGGTTTTCGCCCATTCCTTAATCCTCTTCGCCGTTTGAGTTACGGCTTTAAGAAAAGGTCTGCCGATTGCTTCGGCAACGTCTCCGATTGCATTCTTCATCTGTACCAATGAACCTGAAGCTATCTCTGTTTCCGCCCGTGCGAGCTTAAAACCATTTGCCGCAAATTCATTTACTATTCGTAGCTGTTCAGTTGCATCGGTAGTACTTCGTAAGGCGGGTATATAACGTCGAAGCATTGTAAATTCACCCTGTTGAGCAAGAGCTATATACATGGCCATAGACTGCACATCCCTGCCTGTTGCTGCTGCAAGACCAATTGCTTGCTTGGTTGCCTCTTCTAAGTTTTTCGGAAGAACTCCTAAAGATTTCATAAGCTGCATAAGCATTAAAACTTCTTCATCGCCATAAGTAGTTATCTCTTGAATACTTGAGGCAAATTGCTTGAATTTCTGAAATGCTTCCCCAGTATAATCACCTGTGGCTTTCAAAGCAGCCGCTAACATGTGTTCCGCTTTCTCTTGTTTTTTTGCCGCCCAGGTCGAAACTCCTATTGCCGCAGCCAAGCCCAAAAAGACCTTTTTAGAGACGCTTATCATTTTGTTGATGGTAGCTTGCATCGCTGAAATGGCTTTTGATACTGCTGTTTTTGCAAGAGCCAGCCCCCGCTTCAAAGGCTCCAAACTTGCCCGGATTACAACGTATGTTTCCATCAAGGCCATAACTATTTTCTCCTTTTCCCAAACATTCGCATAGCGGCTTTATGAGCATCTTGGCCTGTAAGCGATCTTGGTTGCGAAGAGCCTCCAAGTTCCAACTTTATTATTACTCCTATTTGTGTCAGCATGGCTATGAACTGTCGAATAGTCAGTCTCAACACACAATCTAAATCGAATCCGTAAAACCTACACAATAGAGCTATTGCTGTGGCTTCGGAGACTTTCTGAGAGTCGTTTTTTTTTCATCTGCTTCGGTTTCCGTTCGTACAGGAAACATAGCTTTAGTAACATCCTCTATACAAGATGTGCTAACAATTTCAGAGGCTTGTTCCCTGCTGATTTCCTGGTGGTGGTATCGCAGACTAAGGTAAGCCAAATAACCGATACCCTCTATGGATTCCATTTCCATTCCGAATTCTTCTTCTGTGACCTGAGAATCCGAAAACTTCAATAGCTCCATAGAATCAACCCCGCCTATCTTTTGTGCATCGGCAATGATTCTGTCCCTGCGAGCTTTGTTGAGTCTTTCTTTGCGCTCTACTAAATAAGACTTGAACTCTGCTAAATCGCCTATGCTAAGTTCGGTAAAAATAAACTCTTTGGTATTGATTTTTATCGTCGTTTTTTTGCGAACGAAGCCGCTTAAATCCATAGCCATAATTTTAACTTCCTTCCGTTGTAGTTGCTGATATTGTACCAGTGGCTTGAAAACTGTAAGTGACTGTTTCTATACCATCTTTGTCTATACCTAAATCTACCCCAGTACAGATTATGCCTTTATTGCCTGCACCAACAGCCCCAAAAGTATACCCCTTGTCTGCATTAAGAGCAGTACGTAATAACTCAAGCGCTCCTTCGTCCCCCTCATTAATTTCTACATCTCCTGCTAAATGACAAGTGACGGTAGCGGTTCCTCCTTTGAAGCCTATTTCTCTTGTTTTACCTGTATTACTTGCGTGCATTACAGTACTCTCAGCACTTCCTGCTATCAAAGTAGCACTCCATTCAATAACATTAGTAAGTGCAGCAAGTGCTGCTACAGTACCGCCCGTGTCAAGACCCCAAAACGCACTAGCACTTTTTCCATGATAGTCTGCTTCAGCCATGATTTTATCCTTTCAGTTTTAATTTATTGTTAGTCGTACCCTACTCCTGAAGCATCGTCCATTTCAAATGAATATGAAATTTTGCCTATATCATCTTTAGAAGCAGTTTCAGTAAGAGCAACACAAATAGCGTTAAAACTAAAATAGTGTGTAGCATCGATATAGAGTTTAAGGGATGCTTCAGAGCCAATCTGAGCAATAGTATCTCTAGTAGTTCGACCGTTACCGTCAACAGTCGCAGAGGCGTCATCAAACCCTACTTCAAAACTCTGCCAAAATCCTGATGCTTGCATTACTGTGGACTCAGCAACATCTGCTGATGTAGTCATACTCCAACCTGTTATAGCTTCAATCACACCGCCGAGGTCAACCTTGGCGGCTTTACCATGAAACACAGCCATAATTCATCTCCTTAAATTGATAACAACGAATACAAATTTCCGTAAAACTTTTCTACGGCAACCTCCCCCGTGTAACTCAGTATACAGTGATAGGTAATATTATATTGCCAAACATTCTCTATCTGTGTGAGGGTTGCCGTGTCTCTCTTGAGAACTAAAGTATTATAATTATCTATTTCAAGTTCGTAAAAATCGTAGCCAGTGCCTTCTATGGTATTACCTTTTAGATACTCGAATATATTACACACCTCTTCGGGTGATGCCTTCTTGCTGAAAATATTAAATTGAATCAAGACATTCTCGAAAACATTATGGCTATCAAAGTCCTGGACATCGCTAATCAGTGAAAAGACAATATATGGGAATTTTGCATCAGCAGGGGCCATTGTATTATACATGCCGGCAACACTGCCGAGCAGGTCGCTGTCATTGAGGAATCTTGCATATATGGACTCGAACAGTGTTTTCAATTTATACTCCGAACAATCTCTTAATGGCGCCTAAGTTTTTATGTAAAGCAGGACGCAGATATGGCCTTGCGGCCATCTTACTTGTGCCCAGCTCCACAAAAGGGGCATACTCAACGTTGCTACCGACAATAGCCGTATGCTTGTCCAGAAAATTATGCGTTATGCTTCGTTTCAAGGTGCCTGTTTTTACGGGACAGAATATTTTGGCATCACGCTCTACCATTAGCGTAACCTTCGTTAGATTAGAATTCGCTTTTGACTTTACCTTCTCAAAAAACTCTTTCGTATTATCCTTTGATATTGGTATCAGCTAATTCCTTTCAATCAAGTCAATCAAGTCCAAGCAATACTACGTCGAAAGTTATGGTGCCGGCCGTCTTTGTAGCAAACTTCAGGTTCTTATTTGTGGTTGTGGCTATACCTGCTGCTGTCGGGCATACCCACAAGAAAAAACCTCCAGGAGGTATTTCTACTATATCTGTAGGATCTGCACAAACAGCTATATCAGCACTGTTACCACCAAAGACTTCTAATGTCAGGGAAGCGTGGGTATTCTTAATGTAAAGTAACTTAATTGCCTCCATAGTCAAAGCTGTGCCAAAGGCATTTACTTCAGTGCCATCGTCATAAACATTGATAGTCTCTCCTGTGGCATCCGTGCTTCGTGAATCGTGCCAGAGTAAATTTGCCTGATTAGCGCCCGTACCGAACGTCCAAGCAATGCCTGTATTAACATTCAGCTCGTCAAGAACAATGTCTAAATCCAAGGTTTTCCTGTTCTGGATGCTCAATATGATATTACTATTACCCATTAAGCCCGTGCTATCTGCCATAACTAAATCACCAATTTAATTTCCACTATCAAGTACTTGTCCACATTGTCTTTAATACTCATTTAGTTTCTCATCCAATTTATTGTATAGTTCTATAGACTCATTCTGCAATCGACTAAAAGTTTTTTCTAAGTCGTGTAAATCTTCTCTTAGAACCATCAGTTGCCTTATTAGTTTTTGAAGCTCTTCCCTTTCATCTTGCAACATAATTTCACACTTTCAGTTTTATGTCCATGACCAAGTATCTGTTCATATTATCAACGTTGTTACTATCTATTATGCTGTAAGTTGCTCCATTGTATTTGACTCTTTCTTTAACAGTAACTTCAATGGGCCTACAATATAATTTGCCATCCCTATAGTAAGTATTTTTGTCGAATTGAATCTTTTCTGAGCCCTTAGACCAGTTTATCCTGCAGGGTAAATTCTGATAAAGTATACCTTCAGCCTCACCCCAGCCACCCATGCTGTCTTGCACTTTACTAAAGCGTACAATATCTACCTTGCAATTAAACAAAATCATACTGCACCTAATATAGGTTTTTTTCTGATATAGTTTTTCAGTAGCCTGTCAGCTTCAAGTATTCCCGTAAGGTATTTCTCTTTTCTTGAGTAGCTGTAATCTCCAAGACGCTCTGAATCTAAATCACTATATGCTGTATAAAGGGTCTCATCATTTTCATGTCTGCAAAGTATCACAGCTGCTTGCTTTATACCGGCAGGACATGAAGACCAGCCATAAGTTCCAGTAATTTTGACGTTCTTGGTGCCTTTAGGGAAAACCCCGTCGCAAGTCTCATCAGTAAGGTAATGCAATTCAGCTAAAGTGGCAAAGCAAGCCGTACCTGAACTAAAGGTTCCCGAATAATCACTGCTGTCTGTGCTATTCAGAGTGAACGTATTTTCATCCACTTTAGTTAGACCATATTCGCCGTTCAAAGACGGCGTAATGCCCGTCATAGATACCAACCGAACTGTCTCGCCCGTAATAAATCCATGTGATGTTAAATCAATTTGCACGGGGTCAGTACCCGACAAAGTAACATCTTCAACGGCCTTGCATTGGGCAGTGGCCAATGCCGCTCTGAAGATGCTGCTTTCATCGTAAGAAAAAAGTCCGGTGCCCAAGGCAACTTCGCTGAGTTTTACCTCCGTCACGCTGAGTATGTCCGGTATCAATCCTAAGAAAAGCTGGTTCTTACCGTTGCCATTAAGGGTGACACTAAAACTTTTGATGTAGAAGTAGTCTTTAGTGAGCTGCTCAATAAGTGTCTCTACTCTTTGTATAGCAGCTAACTTTTGAGCTTCAGTGTAGGCGCTCGGAAAGTTATCTATATCATTTTCTGTTATGTAATTTCCTTCTACTGACACAATTCAAACTCCTACTCAACTATTGTCTTTACTGTTTTGTCAATAGAATAAACAATATAAAAATCCCAAGTTGTAGTATCTGAGGGATTTACTGAAAATGGTTCATTCTCGTTACATACAAAGACAGGAACGCCATCTTGACTGTTGTACTCAAACTCTCTCTTAAAAACACCCGTTAACATTGTATGGAACTTATCTATTGTGCCATTTAGCAAAATGCAGGACTTTGCATCGGTTTCACAGTAAGCGAGAAGCTTCCAAATAGAAATTTTCTTTCCAGGCACACCTTGAATCAAATCATGTATAGCCCCATCTGTAACAGAAGTTTGAAAATGTAGTAACTTCTTATTAAGAGTGTCACTCGCTCTACTTATTGTTAGTGCCATAGTTAACTCCTTTGTAAATCACATTTACAAATTTATAAATAGACAGTTGTTTCAGGCACAACTGCCAAAGCCTGATAATAATTTTATAAAGTAAAATTGTTATCTCACCTGGACTGCCTTAACATAATCAATACGCAGCACATTAGCAGCTGCTTCACCATTAAGCTGAGCAAAGCTAACAGTAAGTTCACCGGTAGGAATGTTTGTACTGTGTGTTGCAATCTCAGTTCCATCTACGTAAAAGGTAACATTACCAGCACCATCGTAATAGAAGGCTACAGTAACAAATGTGTTATCTACTAGATCAACACCTGTGTCAGCTTTTGTCTCTGAAGAGGCAAGCTCAGTAACAATATCTAAGTTAGCATCGCCGTTGTCCTTAATGAAGTAGACACCATCTGTCATACTTCCAGCCAAAGTAGTATCCTTAATACAAAGCCCTACAACTACTGTAGGATTAGCGATGGCAGCACAATCAACTGCAAATTTAGATTCAAAGTAGAGTGGCTTACCTGCCGCTAATTTGAATGTTTCACCATTTACCTGCAGATTAACACTGTCTAAAGCGTTGTCATCTACGGTCAAAGCTAATATGCCTCCAGCGGCATCTTCTATGGCTTGAGTTGCTCCCGTATCAATGTCAGTGTCAATGATAGTTAAAATCCAGCCGCTTCCTGTGGCGCTGGACGTAGCAGACGCTGGCAGCCACTTATCAAAGTCATCTTCAAAGCGATGAGTCTTTGCCATAAACCAGTGCTGCAAGACACGTGACATAGTCTGCTGTACATCGGTGTCTATTACTTCTAAATCTCTATAAGTTGACATAATTTTAACTCCTTATTTTTTATTAAGTAGTTTAACCAAATCTTTCTTTCTTACATTCTTAGGAACTTTCACATTCCTTTCCTTAGCCAATTGTCGGAGCTGTTTCATAGTCAACTTAGACAAATCTAACTTCTTAGCACTAACCAAGGGCTTTTCTTCTTCTTCATTTTTCACATCCACAAGATCTATCTTAGGATAATGTAAAGTTATATATCTGGCCTGATTTTCATCCTTAGTTTCCCAAGACATATTATGTGTGAAGGTAAAGCCTTTGCCCTGAAACTCTACGATACGAGTTGGACCGAAGTTGAAAAGTTTATAAATAACCATAAATCAGCTCCTTTCTTAGCAAATTTACAAATTAAGCAATGTCAAGCTCCACAACCAAAACACAAGCATTGACATTCTCAACCGCTACGTCTGCCCTCAACGAATAGAACCAATAAGTAGCCTCATCAGCAGCTTCTCGCTGAGATTCGATTTTAATCTCTCGCTGCATGCCCACAATCAAGTTGTCTTTAGGTGTAAGCAGCAGTTCGGTATGCGTGCCGCCGCCAAACACCCCATCATCGTCAAGGGTTGTAGGTACAAGCGGACAGGGTACAATGGGCACTTGGCCGAACTTAATGCCTTTTTCTGCACCAAGAATTGCCTGATCTCCCAAGACAGTTGACCGAGCAGCAAGAGCATCAATATAATCCTGAACGACTTGATCATTGCAACAGAAGCGAAGGTTATTTAAGCCGGCCATTTTATATTTAGCAGGCAGCGACTTCAGTGGTTTGCTGAACTTAAACTCCCAATTATAAGGTACTCCACTATTCTGTGTTGCAATTTGCTGGTTTACACCGCCTAATGCAAAATCAGAATCAGCAGTTAGTATAGTTGATAGCCCACTAACCGCATTTTCATAAGTGTCTCCGACAGTATCTGCATTGCGTATTCTATAGCTCCAGCCATCCCATAAGCTTCTGATATCGTCAGCTCCAAAGCCACTAAATGAAGCAGTGTCACCAATATAGAAAGCTTCCTCAAGCTCATTAGCTATCTTAGCTGCTACCATCTTCATTATGTGGTCTTTGAAGGCGACACTTGATTCAATGCCCGTAACATCTTCAAGGTCATCATCGTAAATAGCTACACAGCCTCGAACTTTCTTGGAAGACAAAGCAATTTTCTGTGTAGTAAGCTCTTTTAGATAATCAGATGAACTAAAAGTGGCGGCGGGATATAGAAATCTCTTGGTGCCAACGCCTAAAGCTCTGATATTTTTAGTTTCCCGTTTCATCTTCACCACACGAGCAACCTGCTTCATAAGCACCGACTCATCTACGATATAGTCAATAAATCTATCTGCCTCCTCTGCCTCTAAAGATATTGAGGGCAGAGAGACCATCTTCTGTATAAACTCTTTTTTAGAGAGTAAAGTTTTGTTAGTATTCATAGCGAAAAACTCCTTTTAGTCTGTTATCTTTATACTTGGCCAAGGATCGTCTGCTTTGGATTTGTCCTCATTGTCGTCCTGGCCACTTAAACTTTTTTTAATCCCTGTGCCTTTTTCAACTGTTTCGAGGCGATTGGTTAATTCTTTCAGTGTTTTAGTAAGACCTTCGTCGGCCTCCGCTTTGTTCTTTTTTTCAAGCTCCTCAATGGACTTGTTAAGTTTTTCAACTGTCTTTTCTACATCAGACTTTTGTGTCTCTTCTTTAAGCTTGGGCAGAACAGATTTTAGAGCCTCAAGGGCCTCAACTGCTTTTGCAAGTTTGTCTAAAGTATCTTTAGAAAACTTTGCGCCTGATTTTGAGACATCTTCTTTTTCTTTTTTAGCAGGGTAGCCATATCCATATCCGGCATATTTGGCCAATGTTCCCACTGCTTTTGTTAAATCATCGGGGAAGTCCCCCTTGTATTTATTGACAAGCTTAAGCGCTTCCTTAATAGCGTCGACAGCCTTGTCGGAAAGCTCTTCTGCTTTCTCAATATCAATCTTCTCGTCTCCAAGGTATTCCTGGAGCATCTTCAAAATTTCAGGATTCATGCTTGTATCTCCTTTAGTCAGGTAGAAAGTTTCGGAATGATGAAAACCATCTTCTTCCTTAACGATTTTAGAATATGAGCATGAGACTGGCTTGGTGGGGTATACATCCCCTTCGCCCGAATAGAAGTGAAAGCTAAAATCTTTCAGTTCTTTTACCTCATCTCCGTTAAGGGTTATTTTAGTTCCATCAATGGTTCCATCACTTTCTATATTTATCTTAATTTTCTCTTCTTTAGATACTTTCGTATCGGAGCCTTGCATGGCCGCTCCACATTTCGGGCAATTGATTTTGGTGCAAGGCGTTGATTTAGCTTCGCCTGTCTTTTCGTGCTTTTCACTATGGCCGCATTCGGGACAGACACAGTATTTGGCCCCGCCATCGGCTTGGGTGGCACCGCCTACGCCTCTACCTTCGCCGCGTGCCTTAAAGAATAAAAACTTCTTTTCCGTTGCAGGCTTGTCGACGAAGCTGACTTCCGTAGTTTCAATGTCCTTTAATTTCCTTGACATTGTAAATCTCCATAAAAAAAACGGCAGATGTTACACCAATACATAAATTCAAAACCGCTACGCACAGTTATGTGCGAGCAATGCAAATCTTATATATTTGGCATAACATCTGCCGTTAGCAGATAGTTATCCTGAAAGCATTTGCTTTTTTTGACTATGTTTTCAAAGAGCTATAACATTCTCTATGCTTTTAGGAGCAATGTTTATTTTCTTTAAGTTTATATTCCCATTCCAGCATTGTCAAGCGCAAATCTCTCAATTTTCAGCCAGCCATAGCGTAGCCAGCCATACTATAGCCCATAAGCTCGCCCGACTTTATATCTTCCCAAATCTTCTTATCCAAAATTCTCGTAGTCAACAGCCAGCTGCCCTTTTTTATCTTCTGGCCTGTTATGACTAAATCCTGCGGGGCAATATAGCTCTCAAGCACCTTTGCTTTTATATGCTTACCCTTGTGATTTATCTTAAAGACCTGCACATCTTCCATAAACTGATAGGCGGCTTTTTGTATTTCGGCAGCAGTAGCAGTATCTCCCTGAACATCTTCCTCATTAGGCTCATAGACTATGCCGCAGACAATTTGCTCATCTGCTTTTTGTACAAAGATAGGTACGTATTTCTCAAACTTCTGTTCTTCGGCCTTGAGCCTTGAAATCATCCATACCCTTTCGCCTTCGGCAACCGGCACATACGCCGTTAAGTAAGTGCCGTCCTCAATCATTTTACATCCAGAAAACACAAACTTCTTGGCGTGCTCGTCCGCTTGCGTCATTTCAAAGGCAAATTCGTCCAGTATCAGCATTGCCCCGTATTTTTGACTTGTTGCGCCTGCTTCGCCAGGCGGGAATATCTCTATTCCGTTTTTGCCGGCCTCCATCCAGGATACGGGGCCACGTATTGTCTCAGCCGTAGGCTCTTCGACGTGGGGCGTCTTCCAGCCGAATCGCAGCTTGCCGTCTTCATCGAGCTTCTTTAGCTTGTCAAGGCCGGTCAGATTGCCTAACATTATTTCGCCGCCCTCGAAATAATCGTCTCCTTTGCGAACCATTCTTAAGTCTATGTGGCAGCCCTGCTCGCCGATAGCTCCCTTTAGGAGCGCTTTTAGCTTTGTGGGATTAGTTCTGGCTTTGACAGTCTCTTTGGAGACCTTCTTAAGAGCATCGAGCTTTTCTTCCTCTATACCCATAATATGCAATTGCAATATGGCCTTACCGGCGTCATCGACTTTGTAGTCTATATTGCCTTCGTCTTTGGGATTCTTGGCTATATCAAAAGGCTTTAAGGCCGCTTTAGTAACAGCAGTTTGTTCGGCTTTAAGCACAAGCATAATAGTATTATTATCGCCGTTAGACACCTTCTTGAGTTTAAGTTTCTTATCCGGTATATTTAAGCTGGACAGCGCCTGTTTTCTAAAATCTAACCGGTTTTTGAAGATATGCTTATGCGTAACGTCCTGCCTTTCGCCAAGAGACACAATAAAAACTACCCTTCTTTTAGCTACTCGTCTGGCTTCCTTGATAATATCTTGCACATTGTCTAAATGTTCAAGGACATAGGCGCCAATAACATTATCGAACGAGTTATCTTCATAAGGTAGTTTGCCCTTTTCTAAATCTACATTTTTGGCCTTGAGCTTTTTATTCTCGCACATCTTTAGGGCGGTTTCATTATTATCGACTCCCTCAATTTTATAAATGCTTGATAATCGCTTCTCAATCCTGCCGGAACCGCAGCCAAGCGAAAGAACCGTATCGCCTTCTAATTGTTTGGTAAGTTCCCTATAATCCGCCTCGAAGGCTTCCGACCACTCATCAAGTCCTTCATAGTATTCTTTCGCAGATTTACGATAGTCCTCTTTGCTGACAGCTGTTTTACTCGTTTCGCTTTTAGGGCGCAATACAAGGTCGTAGAGGCCGATATAATCGGAATGAGGCCCTTGGGGATTGTAAATAATATGAACGTCTTTATCTGCCATACTAATT